ACTGGAGCTGCACCTACTGTAAAGGTTTGAGCCGAATATGTAGATGTACCATCCGAAAAGGATGGAGCGAAACGATCAAAGCCATAAGTGTTAGTAGTCGTAGTGCTAGTAAAAGCTCTTTGATTGATGCCAAAGTCACCATTGATGAGCTTATTCTTACCCGCTTGACCATAGCCGACATTCCAAACAGAAGTGTCAACGGCTTGTCCGAACACTTCAAAATCTGCGGGAAGGTCAGTAACCAAGTCGGTAGGCGTTGGCATTTGCCAAGCGTAGTTTGATGTTGGATTTGTCATTGTTTGTCCCCTTTACGCCACAATTGTGGCATTTTCCCAGTCTAATGTCGGCGACACGCCTGACCAGTTAAATGAATTAGATACTTCGTTCCATTGCAAGACTTGCAATGAATAAGCCAATGGGGAAATTGTCAATGAAATCGAAAGGGTGTTGTAACCAGCTTGAAAACTCCAACCTTCGACAAAGCCTCGGAAGGTTGTCCCCATGTTGGCGGGTAGGTCGTTTATTGCCACTGCCTCACCCATAAATACGCCAATGAGGTTGTCTCGATCACTGTTGTCCAGTTCAGGATTTGTCAAGTCAAAGGTAATCTCACTGAAATTTGCTTGCGGGTCTTTTCTTAGTGTCAAATAAAAATTTGCTTGCTGGGTCGCATCAGCTGCGTCATGCAAGGTTGTCGTAATGATCTGGGAAAGCGTTCCGTATTCCAAAATTGAATCTGCGTCGCTTGCGCTTTGCTCTGCACTGCTGGTTGCGCCGTATTTAATTGTGACATTGTTTCGCACGTCGCCTGCTCTAGTTTCAACGCGCAAACCAGCTGCACGTGCTTGATTGGCTGTAAGTTCAACATAGCCATTGTTTGACACGTACTGGCTGCGGTGTGTCGCATCAGCGTATGAAATACGACCAAACGCGTCCTCGTAAATGTAGCCAAGACCTGAAGTTGCCAATGCTGAAACAAGGCTGTAGACATCTGTGCGCTGGCTAGTTCGCGCCGCTAACTCATAATCACCTGGTCGATCGATCTCACCAAGTCCAACGTTTTCTGCTGTCGCCCATGTCGTTGTTGGGTCATAGTCTGCCCACGTTTCAGCCGCTGGCACTTCTGCCCACGTGTCAAGCAATAATTCAGACAAAATCGTGTAAATCTGATCGCCGTCAAAGTCCTTAGATAGCACACCATTTGTTAAAGCCTTTGGCAAACGAGACAACGCACCAAGTGCTGTAATGCTGTAAGTCTGAGTAAACATTGTGCTACCCACGTCGCGCACTTCAAGACCAATGTCAACGACTGTGCCACCAAAGATCGGCACGTATGTAGCTGATGTGTCCTGAACTTGTACTGAAATGCTGCTGTTAATGCTGACAGGTATTGTGGCTTGGTTGACATCTAACAGCTGCAAATTGACATAGCCTGCCTGGGCCTGCTCGTAAATGTTTGTGCGACCTGATCGGATTGTCAGGTTTGCCAAGATTGCGTCTGTGTAAGCAACGCCGTCGATCTCTACCAGCCAAACTGGTGTCCACTGGGTCATGCTGTTGCAAAGGCTGTTGCGCCGCCTGTACCGCGATAAAACGAATTGTTCAAGGTTTCAACGATTGTGCGTGCTGTGCCCTCTTTGTCGATTGCGCCGTTAACGCTCAGATTTATTGTTGTGCCAGCTGATGCGGTTCCCGTTGATCGTGTTGCACCAGCATTTGATGCAGCTACTTTTGACGCAGCCGCGCTAGTTGTAGCAGCAACCTTTGCAGCAGTTGCCACGCCGCCGCTTGAGGCAGCTGTCAAGCCGCTTGATGTGCTAAAAGTTTGTCCACCAGGCATTGTACCGCTAAAACCTGACGACCCTGATGTGCCTGACGTAGCACCTATTTTTGGAATTGCAGGAACATCTTTGCCAAATTGTATTGCGTTGTAGCCTTTGATAATTAAGTTGATGCCGTCAATTGCAGTGTTTAACAATGGCTTAATCGCACCCAGTACCTTGCTAATGATTGTTAGGACAACCGTAGCAATGTCGCCGATAACGCTAACGGCTGCACCAAGTATCTTGCCAATGATCGGTGCTACGTATTTCACAACCTCGAACAATGCTTCTAGGTTTTCTTTGTTGTCCACGATAACATCTTTGACCTTGCCAAACTGCACACGCATTGCCTCAAAAATAGGCGTTGCAACATCTTTGATAACCTTTGCAACGTCGGTAATGACCTTGCCAAACCCGTCGCCTTTTGTCAGGCTAAACGCACCGCTAAAAGCGTTAATTGCTGGCAATGCGTTTTGGTTAATGAAATCAAGTAATTTCCCAAGAATAGGCAGCAAGGCTGTACCAAGAGTTTCTTTTGCCTCATCAAATGCCACCTGGACACGTGCTATCTGTCCAGCATAAGTATTTGCGTTTGCAGCTGCCGCGCCGCCAAATAGATCGCTTAGCCTGCTTTGTACCTGCTCAAAACTCATTGTCTTTAACTCAGCAGCAGATAAACCAATGCCTAGCTTGCCAAGAGCTGTTGTGTTGCCGTCGTATGCACGACCTAATGCGTTTGCGACTGTCTCCAGTGGTTTGCCTGTTGCAGTGCTTATGTCTAAGGCTTGCGCCAGTAATTGTTGCGCCTTTTCAGTGTCGCCAGTTGATCTAACCAGGCGTCCTAATGCTGGGCGCAGGTCATCATCTGCCACACCTGTTGCCAAAGACATTTGCAAAATTGATTGCTCGGTTGCTTTAATTTGTGCCTGCGTTGCACCTGTTGCATTTTCAAGTGCCAGTGCCAACTGTGTCTGTGCCTTTTCGTCAGCTATCGCAGCCTTGACACCTTCGATACCAATTGCGATTGCTGCAGCACCAGCAGCGGCGGCGGCTGCGGCAAATGCTTTGCCAATTTTTGCACCAGCTTTGCCAATCTTGTCACCAAATGAATCAACGTCACCGCCTGCGGTTTTAAGTGATTTGTTAAGGTCGCTGACATCTCCGAGTATGGAGAGCTTTAGGGTACGGCTTTTTTCTGCCATTATGTGTACTTCTTAATGATCTTGGACAAACCTTGTTCCCACTTTTTTACAATGTCAGGCTGGACGCTTCTTAGGGTTGGATAGATAAACCAACCGCGTGACCCGCGACCTTCACGACCTGACCAAACTGGAAACTGCTTGTATTTGTTTGAACCAAACTCGTAACCGCCCCAAAGTTGTTGGGTCGTACCGCCACCGCTTAATTTCTGACGCGCAAAACCATAACTGATCTCACCAATTTTTGATGATTTCTTAACGGTTGCCCCGTCAGCAATAATCTTTGACACCCGATTGGGGCGTTGACCAGCTGCGGCACTCACGCGTTGTTTTACAAATTCTGCAAGTTCAGATGAGACCTCTTTTGCCTGGTCGGTTGCTTCAGCGTCCATAGCTTTAAAAGCGCGGGCAATAGCAAGCAGTTCTTTTTTGTCATAAGCAATTGCGTCTTTAGCCATTTGCGCGCCTTTCCAAAATCTCTAAAACGGTGAGTATGTCCTCGGCTGTTTCAAAAACATCTGGGTGTAGCCCTGTCGCCAGAGCTACCTCCCAAACTATTCTGCTAAGGCTTCCGACGGCGTAGCTTTTGGGTTTGCCTCACCTACGATCACCTCAGCGATACCTTCTGTCCAAATGTCAAGAGGCTTGACAGGCTTACCAGCTGCTTCACGCTTCATGGCGTGATAGGCAAGAAATACTAAATCGGAAATACCGATCTTTTCCTGTGCCTGTGCAATTGTGTGACCTGTGTGCTTCTCCCATTTGACCCACTCAGGCGGTGCAGCTGTGTACGTGATCTGATCGCCATTTGTGTATTCGATTGTAATTGGTAACTTCATTTTGTCTCCCGATTAGTAGTTTTTAGCTAAATGTCTCAGTAGGTGTTCCCACTACGACAAATGATAGGTCAACGGTCTGTGCATCTGGTGCTGCACCGCCGACGCTTGGAAACACTGGCATTACGTTAAATGCAAAAACTGCGCCTGTCACGGCTGTCATTGAAACTGCCAGAGTTGTGTTTGGTGCTGTTTCGCAAGCTGTCCACAATGCTTCGCAAAGTGATGAAGCTGCGCCCCAGTCTGCAAGCATTGAAATGTCAAAAGTCCATTGATCGTCAATGTGCTTGTAAGCCTTGCCGTCAAGTGTTTGGTATGTCTCAACGGTTGGGCTGTTCGCAAGTACTGCGCTGGTCGCCTGTGCGTCGTAGTTAACTGTTGCAATGGTCACGACTAAATCGCGACCAGTGATGATTGTCGTTGGCATTTTGTCTCCTATGTAGTTTGTGTGTAATAAGTCGAAACGTTTATGTCAGCCACCAGCATTGGACTTTGTCCTACTTCCAAAACTGTCGGCTTTTCAATAACGCCAACGACGTATCCTGCTGGCATTGCAGCAAGAATTCCGATTATGAGTTTTTCTAGATTGTCTAATGAGCCTGCGTTGCTATTGCTGGCAACGATTGCAGTAATTGCAAAATTAAGTTTGACCTGTGTTTTTGATTTGCCGATCAGGACAACTTCCATGTAAGGACTGTCTGGTACGACAACAATGGCTGGCGGTATTGGTGACTCAGGCACACTTGGATACACGTTTGCAGATAGCGCGCTAAAGGCGTTTGCTAAGGCTGATCGCGTTTCGGCAATTGAGTTTGCTGGCATTTATTGACAAACCGTTTCGCTGTCAAGATACGGCATCAGTAATGTGGAGACCCTGTTGGTCAAACTTCTACCCATGCGGTATGGCGAACTGGCAAAGTCCACGCCCTCGATCTGTCCACCAGCTGCAACGCGTGATTGAAAGACCTCAACGCTAACAGCCAAAATTGCTGACTCAATTGCTGGTGTGCTGGCATAAATTTGAGCAGCTGAATAACCTGACAATGTCGCTTTGCCGTTTGGCACAATTGGACGCAATGTGACGTCTGCATTTGTAAGTGCTGCTGTGAAATAGTAAGGCGCATTGTCAACGACTGTAAAAGTTGCGCTAAATGGTGCAGGCAAGCCCGTCACGATTACTGATTGACCCGCTACAAAATAATGCTCGCGGATTGTGTAAAAAGTAGCTACGTTGTCTTTCAACTTGTAAGCGTCAATGCCTGAAACGTTTGCAACCAGCATTGGCAAAATGACGTCCTCGCTGGTGTTAATAATTTCGTCTAAGTAACTGTCACTGTAAAGTGAAACGGACACGCCAAGCACCGTGCGCAATTGACTTGCTGTAACAATGGCTGGCATGTCCGTTTCCTTTCGACTGCTGCGGCGAGATCGGGAGAACCCGCCGCATGATTAGTTAATGGCTAGTTATCAGGTCTTGTTGATACCAAACGCGCCTGCACCGATCTTGGTTGCAATTGCGCCGTATCCATAAACTGAAACTGCAATTTGACCTGACGCGATTACGTCTGCACGCAAGCGGTAGGTTGGTGACTCGTACCATGTGTAAGCACTTGGGTTGATGATAAGCATTGAGTCATCTTTGTCAGTGTCATTTGCTGACGGCACGTTTGCTGTGACGTATAAATCAAGTCCAGCGACATTGCCGCGGATTGAGTCTGGACGTACAACGCCGCCTGCGTTGCTTGGCTGTGCAGCCATATATATCGGTCTCCCCGAGTCGTTTAGAGTCATTAAATTTGCCCACTGCGACGTATTTGCCAAGATGTTGCGAGCAAAACCTTGTGTGTTTGAGTAAACAGATGCAGCACCACGTGAAACAAATCCAAGCAACTCAGAAGCTGTTGGGTATGTTGTCAGTGTTGTTGCATCAGCTGTTGCACCAGATGCCAGTGCTGTGTAAACAGCAAGGTCGGTTGCCTTTGCATAAGCTGCTGACATGTTGTTTAGCAACTCGTTAAAGAATAACGGAGATGTGCGGTCTAATAGTTCGACTGAAAAAGTCTGCTGTCCTGCGTACTTCTTGACTGTTACTGACAAGAAACTTGAAGCTTGATCTGTTTCGCTTGGTGTGCCTGCTTCTGATGTTTCAGCAACTGTTGGCATTGTTGTAATCTTTGGAATTTCAAATGACATACCAGCATCAGGCAAAACGCCACGGCTGATTGCATCAATTGCTGATCGTGTGTTGTTAGCAAGTCCGTTGATAACTTCTGTCAACTGACGTGTAGGCACGAGACCTGCGTTGTCTGTTGTGTCATCTGCCGCTGCGACATACTGACGTGCTGATTCCTCGCCAAGTGAGGCGCGGATTGTGTTTTCCAAATACTTAGCAGCTGTGAACTCTAGGCGTGGCTTTGATGTCCAACCGCCTACGGCTGGCTTTGCATTTGCTGTTACTGACTGGGCAGCTTCTACCGTCTCGACGGTTTCCGCGTTTGTGACGGTGTTGTCCACTTCGTCTCCTTCTGTTGTTGGTGTTGCCTCTGGCTCAACTGTTGAGTCAGAAATTTCAGGCTCGTCGCCTGTTGTTGCTGCGACCTCGTTGACGCGTGCTGATCTAATTGCAGGCTCTGACGTTAAAGCAACGCCAGTCATTTCGCCTTTAAGAATCCGCACTGTTCCGTCTTTAAGTGTCTCGTATTCGTCAAAGTAAACTTCAACGCTAAATCCGTCGCGCAAACCTTCTGAGGCTTCCACAAGTGCATCTGTGCCAGCTGTTGTGTTGGCGATCTTAAATGTTGCGTCAATGCCCTGTTCGTTTGACTCGATTGACAATGTTTTGCCAATACGACGTGTGCGGTCATGCTCTAGGTTAAGTAAGACGGGCACTGCCTCAATACTTCCCTTTGCAAATTGCACTTTACCAATTGAGGCTGTTCCAGTTTCCTCAAATGTCACAATACGACCAGTGATCGTACGACTGTTTGAGTCAGCTGCGGTGATAGCAATTGCCGTGATGAGTTTTTTCATAACAACATGTCCTCTTCTGCGCGTATTTCGTCGATCGACATTGCGCCGATACGATTTAAGATTTCATAAACCTGCGCGCGTTCAAATGGATTGCCACGCAAGAAATTGTCTAGGTCAAACATGACTTTGTTGCCTGCTGGCGTAAAGTCCGCAAAAGATAGCCTCTGTTCCAAAATTGACATGTAATTTCTAAACGCAAAGTCCACCAGGTCGCGCCTTTTGTCTAAGGCGTTGGCGTAGGTAAAACTTGACTGCTGGCTGTCTGTGAAATATGCAGGTATGCCACATGCGCGTGATAATTCAAGGCTGACATAGTTACGTGCTTCGTTGAGCTGTAAATTTTTAGGGTCAAAGCCAACTGCCTCCATTGTCACATCAGCGTTAAGAAATGCTGTTGATTTATTGGCACGTGCTGTGCGCCAAGCACTAAGAATTTTTGCAACACGATCTGCTGGCAATGATGTGCCATTAGATTTCAATACCATAAGCGGTGTTGGCTCATTGGCAAAATTAAGTGACGCTTTTTCTAACGCGGCAGCAGCTTTGATTGTGCGACCTGCACGCGCTAACAAACCCTCTTGTGTATTTGGAAACACGACCAGATTTGTTGGGTCAATTGGCTTGCCGTCGATCTCGTACGCTGTAATTTCTGTATTGTCAAAATTTGTAGTAATTGACACGCGCTCTGGCGCAACGCGTTCCATTGCGCGAATTTTGCCTGTATCGGCGTATCTTTCCATAACCATTGCATACGCTGCGTTGTGAAAGAATAAATCGGAAATCAGCCAACCGTAAAAGGTAGAACCTGGTATGCGTGGGTCTGGTTGATTGATAACGCGCGGCTGTGACACCTTTTCGCCTGTTGCTTCATTTCGTGTGTGCAACGGTAATGATGCAATTGTTTGCATAATGCTTAATGCACGCGCGACTGTTGGCACGCTCATTGCTTCTGCGCGGTTTGCTTGTGCAATGCCGTAAAAGTAAAAATTGTTGTTTTCTGTAAAGTACGGCGCAAGTGATGCGTCAACGTCCAAAGGCGCAGCTGGAACGGCAGCTGACACCTTTGGCACAAATAGATCAAATAAACCCATGTCCTAATTCTGACAGGCTTATATGATCAACCAACCATGATGTCAAGATCATTGTCTGGGCGTGTCGCAAAGTGTGTAACAAGGGCGACGGCGACTGCCCCGCAAACTATTGCGTTACTGGCTCGTCTGCCAATGACCCAACCGCCGTCACCACGGCGCAATTGTACCGCAGCTAGAATTTCCTCAGTCAGCTGTGATTGCCCACGGTGTTTGAGTCTGCCGCTGTTAATAGCCGACAACATTTCGTCGCAGCTCTGCGGATACGCACCGTCCATGTCAAACACTGGTATGCCAGCAGGTGCAAGCCGTGAGGCAACCGCACCAGCTGATTTTCTGCTGTAAAGCACATATTCAGTCGGATACTTGCGCGCATAGTCTGCTAATTCGTTTGCAATTTCGCGATCATCAAGCTGCAACTCATTTGACCAGCTGTGCAGCAGCTTTACGACAAACGACTCATTTTCTAGCTTCTGCGCTCCAACGAGACTTGCTCGTTTTCTGTCTGGTGAAAGATCGATAGCCAGCCACGTCAATTTCTCAGGGTCAAGGTCAACTGTTTTGTCAAGGCATTTGTTCCACGCACTCGCATCAACAATGTTTTGGATTGCCACGACCCACCTGCACAATACCTCGGACATAACAACATTAGGCGGGTCATTGAGTACCGACCTTATGTTGTCCTCATGAATAGTAACACCCATTGCTGGATTGGCATGGCGTGCGTTTTCTACGCTGATCTCATCTGTTGGCGACGACCACTCAAAATACCCAATGTTGTCGTCAACACCGCCAATAGCTGCCAACGCGCGATCTCTAAAAGAATTTAAGACTACTGACGTGTTATCACCCGCGTTGGAATAGCCCATGAGCATTGGGTTGGGTGATGCCATAAGGGTGTATCGCAATGATGCGTACGAGTCCATGTTGTTCATACGCAACAACTCGTCCAAGTGAATTGTTGACGGTCGGCTGATACCGCGAGCAGCTGAACCACCAGCACGCACCATGAAACGCGTGCCCCTCATTGTCTCGATTTCCTCCGCGCCATGATTAAGGCGTACCTTTTTGACCTGCTTAGCCAAAAAGTCATTTGCCTCAATTGTCCACATCATCTGGCGAAACTGCTCTAGTGAGGTGTTGAGGGTGTGAGCTTGTCCGATCTGCAACGGCTCGTCCCACAAAAACAGCCCGCCAAGAATTCTGATCTGCTGCAAAAATGATTTTCCGTTTTGACGTGCGACGCAAAAAATGTTTTGAGGCGTAGCCCACCTGCCGTCTGGCTTGACCTTGTGGCTGTGGATAAGGGCAAACTTCTGCCACTCCATAAGATCAACGCCCAAACTAGAGGCTAGGTCTATCAATTCGTGCCCCAAAGAGGGTAAATCGTTGAGCGGCGTGTGAATTCGGGGCGTTTGTATGCCTAATAGCGGTATTTGCAGGTCTGTGTCCCTATCTTTTCCCTGTTGCGACCCTTTGCGACCGTCTAGTGCCCCTTCTAGGGTTTCTGAGGGCTTCTCAGTCGTTTTCATGCGACTTCGAGTCGTTTTTGGTATAAAAAGGAACAG